TATAAGAAGTATTTCTTCCGCAGCAGATTCTACATCAGGGAAACCATTCTCTGACTTTACCTCAATATCAAGTGTAACTAATTTAATCTTTTCAATATCAAACTTGACTTCTTGCTCTGGATATTTGTCTGATATGTATTGATATATAAATCTCTCATTTCCATATACATCAAAGTTTTCAATATCTGCATACTTTTTTATAAACTCACGACAATCACGCACAGTGCCAGGTTTAACAGGTTCAACAACATCTCCTGTCAGTGTTTTGTATTTACTTTTTCTTTTGGAGTTGACAAAAAGAGTTGGATAAAACTTTTCACGAGTGGTGAAGTGTTTACCATCTTCATAACCACGAACCAAGAAGTTATCTCCAACCATTTGAACGTTGGTGTAAAACCTCATTCTTCAATCAAATTAAGATATTGTTCTAACAGTGTAGGTGTTGGAATCGCTAATGTCAAGATTTTATCAGATCCCATCATAAAAGTATTATCTCTTGTGAGATCCATCATAAAAGGTTCAAGAACAGTTTTTCCTGTTTCAGTGTTAATTACAAAAGGTTTTGTAAGTTTACAATCTGGTTGACCAATATCTTCTGCCACAACCTCATCAATCTGACTAATAAAATAATGGTTATTCGTCAGTGCTATTACTCTCACTTCCATTTACTTTCTCCGAATACATTTCCTTAATACTATCTATTGGTTCGACCAATGTTATCACATGATTACCAGGTATAACAATATCTTTATCTTCAGTAAGCAATACCCAAGGTGTTAATGTAATTTGAACAGACTTATCATCATCCAAATTTTCAACAAGAAAAGGTTGGTCAATAATAACTCTATGAGGATATCTTAGCATATATCCAACAGGTTTTCCATCATCAACTAACTCTTTAATTTCTGATATTACTTGTTCTTTACTACTCAGAATTGCTAGTTTAACAGCCATAATAATAAAAAAAATAATTAAAGGTAGATTCCTATCGCCGCTTATGCTGAACCTACCAAAGGGCATAACCGCAGTTGAGAGTATTATGGGGTGAAAACTAATAAGAGTTTTTCAATATGAATACTAACATCAACATAAACATTATAGCATAAAAAAAGGGTTCGTCAAGAACCCTGAGTATTATAAGGTGAAAACTAACTGAGTATTTGAAGGTGAAAACTTACAAGAGTTTTTTCATTTGGATACTAACTGAGTTTTATATTGTGAATACTAACTATTTTTATTATATCATAGGTAATCTTTTCTTGCATGATGCTCTGGAATTATTTTACCCAATTTAACGGTAAGAAGTCCGTCTTTAAATTCGACATCCCTGACTTTAACATCATCTGAGAGTTGCCAGGCTCTGTTGAAAGATCTCTGAGCCAGTCCTTTATGGACATACTCGGATTCTGTCTCCTTAGTTTCTTTCTTTCCTTCGATGATAAGTTTTCCATATTCAGTGTAAACCTTTAGATCTTTTTTACTAAATCCTGCAAGAGCAATCTCTAACACAGATTCAACATTATTTACATGAATAAGATTGTAAGGTGGATAGTTTGATGAATAATCGTCATTAAAAAATCGGTCAAGGTAATCATCCATACCTATGCCGTTTCTGTTGATTATTTTCATCAACTCTGGTAAGTTTGCAGAGTGATAGCGTTGTAGTGCTGTCATAGTTGTTCTCCTTTAAAAGCGAGTATAAAATGTGAACCCTTTCGGCATTCAATACTAATTATACTTTAAACCAGTTGCAAACGTGGAAGAGAACCGATTAACATAGGTTCGGGTATCTTCCCAACTCTTAACATGGTACGTAAAACCCAACCTTTCTTTTACTGCTCTTGCTAAAGGATAATCATTCTGTCCCTGTTCCATCATGTCTCCAAAGAAATGAACTTCATCATCAAAATTAAAAAATTTAATTATCTGACTTTTATCACTATCAGATATATCAAGTCCTGTCTGTCCTCCTATCTGAACATTTAAATCAGGAAAATTATCATTTAACCTTGAAAGAATATCTCTTCTTTCATTTGTATTAATATCCCACTTTACATATTCATCTCTTCCGTCCATACTACCTTCACCTCTGCCCAGAATACTAAAGTTTATTCCACCAGGTCGATGTTCAATATGATTACCTGTTCTTATAGGAAAATTACTATAATCTAACTCATCATTTAAAAATGATATGAGTTCATCAGATGGTTTCCAATTTGATCTGTATACACTATTTTTACCATCGTAAATATCTGATCCAGAGCAATTAAACACTCTTTTACATCGGTTGTAAATATCTAATCCAACCTGCTCAATGGTTTTTTCTTTATCACTTCCTGTAACCAAGTAGGTATCAAACTTACAACAAAATATAAGAAACTCTGCAGAGAATCCTATATCCATTTGTTTACGACTCGGAGTTAGAGTCCCATCAACATCAAAAATAAATTTTTTCATTCCCAATACTCATCCAATACTTCAAGCACATTAGTTAAGATTCTATTTGCAGCTCCTCTCTGTCGGTCATCCCATTCTGGGTACCACGTTTTTTCGTAGAGACCAGTTTTCATTCTCATGATTTTACCAGTCATCACGACTTTGTTAAGTCTTCCGTTCATAGTAATTTGATAATTGTAATCACAAAAGAAAAAACAATTAAGCCTCTTCTACTTTTTTCTTTTTGCTACCTATATTATACTTTGTTTCAAGTATCCAGTCACCTTTGTCTTTATATGCTAATACTTTGATTTGATTTAAAGGAGCGATATCTTTGATTGTTTCGACATTTACAATACTTATTAAACCCCAATCAGCAAGAAGTTGAGCAATACGATTCCGACGCTGAACATCGTTAATAGTAAGGTTAGCGTGTTTACCATCAAGAGCAAATAATTCCTTGAAATGAACAAGATAATATCTTCCTTGTTTGTGTAATATATGGCATGATTGATATATTTTCTTTTCTTTACGAGATGCGACTCCTATACGAGTAAGTGTCTCACGAACTTTCAAAAAATCATCTGGTTCACCAAGAACCACTTCGACCATTTTATCAGGTGCCCATGTTACCTCTGGGACTTGCACCAC